TTTGCGGTCAAGACCCGCCAGCAGGAACTGATTAACAATTACGACAGCCTGCCTGAGGATCAAAAACGCTTGGCGATACGGCAAGAAATGATTGCGCATAACAAGTCCTTGGCTGAAGCGGCCCAGATGGCTGGGGTAGAGACACCGCAGGAGTACGCCGTATTCCAAAACAAAGGCTACCAGGGCTTATACGGAGGCCTGGGCGCCAAGGAGATCCACATCCGCAAAGGGTTAAAAAAGAGCCAGCAAATACTTGACCACATGGGCAGCACTGAGCTGGCCGCCAACCTCTTCCGCGCCACCCAGACAGATGAGAAGCTGCGCCGTGATCAGGTGCAGGGAAAGGAAGCCGCCAATCAGACGCATTTTGAAGTTGGCAGCAAGGTGCGCAAAACTATTAAGGAACTGGGCGGTACCATGCCGGAGAACCTGCCAACACCTTCAAAGAGCATTAAGCAGATTGAAAAGGAGCATCAGAAGAAGCTGCCTGATAGTGAAGTTGAATGACCTCAATTCGCCATGGTCGCCTGCCCTTGCTGGCGCTCGTTCATGCTTGCTGGCTCATTGGGCTTACGTGTCGCCTGTTTCCGCCACTGGCGGCGGCAACACTCCGCCCCATCGCCGCTCGGCCCACCGCCGGCATGGCGCCCATCTCGGAAGAACGCCTGCAGGAGATCATTGATGAGGCCGTTGCCGCCATCCGGGCTGAAGCGGCCAAAAACGATAAAAAGCCCAAGGAGTAATCCCTGGGCAATAAAATAGCTAAGGAGTCCGCCATGAAGAAATTGCTTTGTATCCTCCTGGTTATTCTTCTCTTGCCCGTGGGTGGCGCGCTCGCATCCTACGACCTGACCGGCTATTCAGACCAGCAGCTTGCGGATCTTGCGTCCGCCATCGCCGCAGAGCAGCTTGCCCGCTCCAGGACTTCCGGGCAATACCTGCTTCAGGGCACCTATGACAAGGCGACCATCGGCTTGAAGGATATCAAGGTTCAGCAAAGCGGCAATGACCGGCTGCTGATCCTGGTCTTCGATTTCTCACACAGCAGCGATGATGCAGAGATGTTTTCTTTTTCAGCCAGCATCAAGGTCTTCCAGGACGGCATTGAGCTGGATAACGCCTATTTCTATGACCATCCTTCTTCCGGAAACGGCTTAAAACAGATTAAGAAAGGCGCCGTCCTGGAGGTAACGGAAGGATACAAGCTGACCTCTGGCTCCCCGGTCGAGATTGAGATGAATGAGATATTCAATTTCGGGGGACGCAAGCCTGACGCCATCACGCTGAACCTGCCGTAATAAGCGCTTCCCGCATCACCGGCTTTGTGAAGGCCTATAAGCGGCCAAAACGATAAAAAGCCCGGGGAGTAACCCCCGAGCTTGATTGGACCAAAAAACATCTGTTGGAAGTATTGACTGAGATTAGGATATAATGGTATCATATGATACCAAGTGATACGGAGGACTTGCTTGGTGCGTGATGTAACGGCAGCAGCCGCATTCCTGGGGGAAGTTTTGACGCTGCTTGATCAAGGCTGGACCTGCTTGGTTGACTTGAATAAGCGGAAAAACAGGGATTATTGTGATGAAATTGGCATGCCGTATCAGATGGCAAATGCTGCGGCGAAAGAAAGCGTGCGGTCGCTCTCTGTAGATACGGTTGATGATACGCTTATTTGCGGGCCTAATCCTGATTTGAAGAGGAAGAGTCTGGACCACTTTTACGAGTTTTCCGCTCTGCACGATGAAAGAAGGGTCTTCCTGCGTTTCAAAATTGATAGGGATAGAGGCAGACTTTACTTCAATAGTTTTCATGGCGATACACCTCATCTTTTCTTATCAAGTGGCAGGTATCGCTAAGACATAAATAGGAGGGAAGAAAATGAAGTATTGCTACGAATGCGACAATGAGAAGGACTTTCACTTCAACGAGTCCATGCGCGCATTCAATGTGAAGGGAGAGAAGTACGACATCAAGGCGCAGGTCGCTGTGTGCGATCACTGCGGAGAGGAAGTATATGATCCTGACTTGGATCCAATATATCAGGAGCAGGCGTTTGATTTGTATCGTAAAGCCCATCGACTGCTGAGCCCTGGGGAAATAACGGCTATCCGGGAGAAATATGGTCTGGCGATTGATCGCTTTTCTGAGCTGATTGGCATGGGAAAGAAGACTCTCTGGCGATATGAGAACGGCTACATACCTGACAAAGTTTACAGCAACCTGATCAGATTCCTCGAAAATCCCGACAACTTTCGCAATATCTTTGAGGCTGAAAAAGCGATGCTTCGGGTCGATGAAGTTGAAAAGGTGAAGAGTGCTCTCACGCATATGAATAAGTTGGAGCGGGAGGACTGTGTGATGGTTTCTGCCAGTTTGGAATGGCTGCCAGATAACATCATTGACTTCCCGCAGAAGGATGTGGTTTCCACATGGAACCGCGGAACGAGGATGGAGTATGACGACGAAAAGCAACGCGCATAGCAGCATGCAGTTTGAAGGATATGATGTTTTGAATATGTCCTTCAATATGAAGGATTCGGCAGACGAGGAAGATGGCAAGAGTATAAAGTATAGCCCGAGATTCAGCCGAGAAGTCAGGAAGATAGATGGTTCAAGGTATGACCTGTTTTTGTCAGCGGGTGTAGGAGAAAAGGATGATTCCTTGCCTTTTTCCCTGAGCATTGAATTGTTGGGACACTTCGTGTTGAAGGATGTTGAGGATATAGAAAAGGCAATGACCATCAACGGTATGGCAATCCTGTTTCCCTATTTAAGAGCGATACTGAGCCAAATGACTTTGCTTGCTAACATCTCACCTCTTATACTTCCTACATATAACATAGCCCGTATGTTTCAGGATGCGGACAATCAGCCAGATGATGGGGATACAGAACAGACAGAGGCAAACTAACCCAAACGTTCAGACAGGTAGGGATTATCTCCTGCCTGTTTTTATTCGAGGGTCACATGACACAATACGAGTGCCTGGAGCAGCTGGCCGATCAGTATAATATCCTTATCAACACCCAGGTCATGCGTGAGGATGATCCCCTTGATGGCCTGTTTGTGTCCCTGAAAGACGGCGGATCCATGATTCTGATCAACCGCCACCGCACGCTGGCCCAGCGCACCGCCGCCCTGGCGGAGGAGCTGGGGCATTATTTCCGCAGCGTGGGCGACCTGCGGGACCTGTCCGACATCGCGGCCGCCAAGTCCGAGCTGTCGGGCCAGGCATGGAGCTATGACTGGCTGCTGCCGCCGCCCGTTTTAGAGGCCGCCATCAAAAACGGCGAGGGCGCGTCCTGGGCCGTGGCGGAGGAGGTGAATCTGCCGGAGGATTTTGTGCAGGAGGCGTCTCGCTACCACCTGCGCCGCTGCCGCCCGAAAGAAAAAAGCTCGCCCCAGGCGGTGCAGGAGATCGTGCGCCGCCGGGAGGCCAGGCTGGCCTGGCAGACCGCCAGGGAATCAGCCAGTAAGCAACCGGCTCAGCCAGCAGCGCCGCGCAAGCGGCAGAACAGCGCGCCCAAAGAGGCCGCGAAGGAAAAGCCGGGCATCAGCCTCGGCTTTGGGGAGGACTACCGCGCCCGGGCCCATGAGCTGTTTGGCCTGGCGCCTGATGACCGGCGCTGGGACGCCATTATCATGGCCATGCTGATCACCGGCTGCCGCGACCGCGCCCAGAAGAAGCTTGTCAACACGTACAGCTTCTATTTCCCGCCCGTGGTGGTGCGGGGCGGACGCATCTATCACACCAGGCTGAAATACACTCCCTGCCCGGCCACCCAGCGCCGTCGCCTGGAAAGGTTTGGGTATTACGGGCAAGCGGTCAACAGGACGTCATGACCGCCGTGATCTACCTCCGCTATTCCTCCCGTGCCCAGCAAACAACAGAAACCAGTGTAAACGTGTTGAGGTGAGATGTGGTAATGATTACTACCGGAGGCCTATATAGAATATACATTGATGAGGTGGGGAATGGCACAGTAAATACTAAAACACTGGAAAACAACTCCAGATTCTTGACGCTCACCGGTGTAGTGATGGAATCAGAATATGTAAAAACACAAGTGGTCCCAGCCCTTGAATCCTTAAAGCGTGACCACTTCGCAAAGCATCATCCAGATGAACCCATCATCTTGCATGCTTCAGAATTAAAAGGTAAAGGCAAGGAGTTTGCGTGTCTAAAGGATCCGGCCGCGCGCTTCGCATTCGATCAGGCGTTATTTTCCTTTATTGATGAGCTTCAAGTAAGCATTATTAGCGTGACAGTTGATAAGCCTTCATTTGTACAGAGTCAAGTACGTGTTGGGAGGAGCCCTTATACAACCTGTTTGTTAAACCTTCTGGAAAGATACTATCTGTTTCTTCAGGATAACTCCGCGAGAGGGGATGTAATGATCGAAGGTGGCGATAAGTCCAGAGATCGTTCTGTGCGGGACATGTATGGAGAGATTTATTTGAATGCAGCTGGTTTGATTCATCGTTTCTCTGACAGGTTCACATCAAAAGAAATTAAAATCAAACCAAAGGTTCAGAATATTGCTGGCTTGCAGATTGCTGATATCGTTGGCCTCCCGATAAGAAAACATGCGCTAAGACAACACGGGATAGAAGTAAACATAAGCACATTTGAGAGTAGATTTTATAATGTTATCGAGCCGAAAATTAGAAGGGCGAAAAACGGCAAAGTAGAGGGATTCGGAACAAAATGGTTAGCATAAAAAAGAGCCTTTCGGCTCTTCCGATGGTATTCCCATCTCCCTCCAACTTGTGGATTGACAATATAGTATATGACGCAAATAAAGTTTGTCAACCCGGTCTTGTATTTTTTATGAACATCGAGGGGCCGATATGAATGCCGTGACGGCTCAATGAAAGGGGAATTTTGTGGCGCTAAAAAAACGTCCAGATGGCCGCATCCACGTGCAGAAACGCTATGAAGACGCAAAAGGCGTCAAGCGCAGCAAGTCTTTCTATGGTTGGTCCAGGGCTGAGGTGGAGGAAAAAATCTCGACATTTTCCCGCGCCCTTGAAGATGGCCAGCGGATCGGCGCGGGGGACTGCACCGTTCGGGAGTGGGCCGAAGAATGGCTGAAGACCTACAAAGAGCCGCATATCGGCATCAAATCAATGGAGAGCTACACCGCTAATATCAGGCTTATCAATGACGCCATTGGCAGCATGAAGCTAAAGCGCGTACAGCAAGCGGATCTCCAGCGCATTCTCAACGCCCGCGCCGGCCTGTCCGGCTCCTCAATTCGCAAGACAGCGATGACGATTCGCGCGCTTTTCAAGGCTGCGGCGGTCAATCGGGTGATTCCTTTCAGTCCGGCGGAGGGCCTGATTTTGCCGCGTTTTGAGGATGGCAGCCACCGCGCGCTGACACAGCTGGAGATCGATGCCCTCACAGGGGCCGCCCAGGCGCTGGATATCCAGACGCGCAAACCCCACCGCTTCGCCCTGTCGGCGATGCTGATGCTGTTCGCCGGCTTGCGCGGGGGAGAAGCCGCGGCTTTTCGCGTTGGTCGGGATGCTGACTTGGCAGCCGGCTCCCTAAAGGTCAATCAATCAGTTTCCTTTGCGAAAAATCAGGCAGTATTGAAAGAGCCAAAAACCGCGGCAGGAAAACGTACTATACCCATTTTCCCGCCATTGCGGCCCTTTTTGGAGACTGCTGAGCCGGGCTATGCCGCCAGGCCTTCTGACGGCGTCCAGGCGCGCAACAAAAAAGAAAAGGCCGCCAAGCCCATCAGCCGGCAAGCCTGGCGCATCGCCTATAAGGAATTTATGGACATGGCCGGCGTCAGCTGCACCCCCCACGATCTGCGGCACACCTGGTTTACCATGTTGTATGATGCCGGCGTCGATGTCAAAACCGCGCAGCGCTGGGGCGGACACGCCTCCGTTACCGTCACGATGGAGATATATACCCACCTCTCGCAGGAGCGCGAAACAGCCTCAGAAAAGCTTATCCAAGAGTACTTTTCAAAGGACGAAAAAGGTAAAAATGCAGGTAATAAAGAAAATGAAAATTCAAATACTCGTTGATATATATGATAAATCCAACACAATTCCTTACTGCCTCTTAATCAGGGTGTCCCGGGTTCGAGTCCCTGAAGGCGCACCAATAAAATCCCTTGATTTATCAAGGGATTTTATCTTTTATATCGCGCTATTGCGAATGTCGAATATGGATAGAAACATGTGCTTGCAGATAACAGCGGCGGTAAAAAAAGCGGTAAAGACCAGCAATGCCTCTTATTCTTTTCACCCGGCGGCATGCCTTGCTTCCCTTATTTTATCGTTTTTGTTACCATAGGCCCCACCGAAGGGAGGGGGATGGATGCGCTCACAATCACCTGAAACAGACCGGCATAAAGCCACGCTGTCGCTGACGCGTCCCTTTTCAAGTGAGGAACGCGCGTTGTTTTCCTTGCTGGCGGCAGCGATGTTTCAGGTCGGCCTGCCCCCCATGCCTGAGGGTTTTGACTGGAAGCGCGTCATTGAAGAGGCGCGTCAGCAGGCGGTGCTGCCCCTGGTGGCGGAAGGAATGGCTTCCCTTCCCCCCGCCCGGCAAGCGCCGCAGGA